TACCAAATATTAATCTTGGATTTACAGAGCAACCTACTTATTTAAAAAATATACCTGTTGCTGGTGATAAATTAACTTACGAAGATTTTAGTCTTAATTTTTTTGTAGACGAAAATTTGGAAAATTATATGCAAATTCATAATTGGTTGAAGGGATTAGGGTTTCCAGAAAGTATTCAACAGTTTATAGATTTAAAAAGAGGTGATGATTATACAGTTAATGAAGGTTCAAAAAGTGCATTGAATGAATATTCTGATGCAACTCTTATCATCTATAATAGTAATTTTAATGAGATATCAAAAATTCATTTTAAAGATGTATTTCCAGTTTCGTTATCACCTATACAATTTGATGCAACTGCAGCAGACATCAATTATGTCACGGTCACAGCTACTTTTAAGTATTCTATATACAATATAGAAGTTATGGCTTAATTCAGGTATAATATAATGTCTACTCCTTGGTCGAATCAAATTAAAAACAGGAATTATCTATCTCCTGTTGGATTCAAATTTATAATAACTAAAGCACCGAAGGCAGATTTTTTTTCTAACTCAGCAAATATACCAGGTATTAATCTTGGATTTGCACAACAACCAACCTATTTAAAAAATATCCCTGTTGCTGGTGATAAATTAGTCTATGAAGATTTTAATCTTACATTTTTTGTAGATGAGAATCTGGTTAATTATATGGAAGTTCATAATTGGTTGAAGGGATTAGGATTTCCAGAAAGTATTCAACAATTTATTGATTTAAAAAATGGAAATGAGTATACTCCAAATCAGGGTGCAAAAGATGCATTAAATGAATATTCTGATGCAACTTTAATTATCTACAATAGTAATTTTAACGAGATATCAAAGGTTCATTTTAAGGATGTATTTCCAGTTTCACTCTCAACTATAGAATTTGATGCAACTGCAGGAGATATTAATTATATTGTTGCCACAGCTACTTTTAAGTATTCTATCTATAATATAGAAGTTATTGAACCAGAACTAGCAAGTATTAATGCACCCATATCTGTTTCTTCTTCAGGATCATCAAATCCAACAGTTACTTTAACCAGTACAGTATCTGGTAATCATGATCCTTCTCAAAACTTTGATTTGCAGTACACATCATCTAATGTCTCCACTGTAAGCATCGATCAAGGTGTAGGAGTTGTTTCAGCTGGATCTGGCACTATCTCTAGAACTGGTAGTGTTGAAGCAGCTAAAGCAGTTAATATTGATTCTCTCACTAGTTCAATAACTTATACTATAACAGGAGTAGGAGCAAATGGTACTACTGTGACAGCACAGCACACAGTTACATTCCTAAGACCTCAAACATCTGTTAACAGAGTTTGTATTGCTGTTATTGACGAAAATGATAACCATAGCATTGCGTCTATGGAATCTAAATGGGTACAGTTTAGAACAAATTGGCCTGATAGACATTTTTATCTATTACAACCATCTAGTGGTGGTAATATGATAAATACACTCCGTGTACCACCTAGTTACTTGGAGCAAACTGATCCAGATTCAACCACTGCAGACACCGAACCATCAGATTAAATGGCAGAATATAATTCATCAATCCCAGTAGGGGGAGCACAAACATTTGGTCAAGCCTGGGCACCATGTAATGGTGATATAGGAACCGTTTCGAGTAATTGGTTGTATGGTGGTGGTTGTGCATATCCAGCACCATATAGAAGTTTCCAACAGAATTTAATAAATGGTAATAATTATCTTGGGCCTTATTGTAGAAGATTAGATGGAGTTGCTGGAAGACTTAAGATTAGTCTTTCAGCACAAATTGGAGAAGTAGGATTTGTACAACAATGTTGGTATGATTATCCAAGAGGTGTAAATGATAAAGTTGATGGTGTTCTTGCTGATACTAATCAAGTATGGTGGGATACAAAAGTTAGCAGAAAATATTGGGTTCAAGTTTATAATTTAAATGATGATAATGCACCATTAATATGGGTTCAAGTAGCTATTAGTGCTGGAACTACTGCTTACCCTCTATTGAGTATGCATGATGTAAGTAATGGCCCATTACAAGGTGATTGTATAAGATATATTCGTTCAGCTCATAATCTTTATGGTGGACAAACTAATCCTCTTCAATTATATACTGGAATTCCTGGCAATTGTGGAATAAAATCTGATACTCTTTCAACATTAGCAATTCCAACTGCTACTGGTCAGGGTGGATGGATTCCAGATGTTTCATTTCTTGAGAATGGGGCTTTTGCAGGTCTTGGATGGTGTCTTGCTGGTGATGGAGAAGCTGCTACAGAAGCAGGTGTCATATACAATAGTTTAAATAGTACTCAACAAGCTGCAGCAGGATCAACTTTTTCTGATGCTAATAGAGTTAACAATTTTGCAAGTGCTCTTGCCGA